CGAATAGCTTCAAACTGAGCTTGCGACATAGATGAAGCTAACACCTCTGCAGTAATGAAGTTTTTATTTACCTTTTCAAATGCTGAACGTGCAGTGTCGCCACCAGTACCAGTTGGCTGATTGCCAAGATTAATTGTTTCGAATGGCATGAGTAATTCCAGTAGCAGAATGATTAAGGATGAAATGCTTGTTCAAAGGTGGCGGTAATACGGTACATACCGCCACCAAGAGGTGTATTGGTTATCTGTATTGCTTTGAATAAAGATGCTGTACCTAAAGGGGGCAGCCATTGAAATGATTTTGAACCGTGATGATTATCTAAAAATTCCACTATGGCCTCAGATTCAGATTTGTTTTTTGTAAATGACAATGGCCAGCTTTGAATTTTATTATTGATACCATCCCCGACATTCTGAGTATAGCCATCACCAAACTGCACCATTCTGGTTCGATATTTGACTTCGCCAGTGGCACCGTTGTCTGGTGTCCATGTAAACACTTGTGCTGCCATTAGCGGTATCCTCCAGCCATACTTCGACCAATTTGTCCGTTGGGACGTAAGTCTTTTGCCAGCAACTCTCGATATTTTTGCTCAACAAATTTACCGATTTCTGAGCCAAACTGATTTAACGCTGGCGTATCTGAAGTGGTCGTCGCATTACCGCTTTTTTCAATATTAATTTGAACAATTACACCACTGGAACCAGTCATTGCAGCAGGAATGCCCTTAAAAGTTGAACCGCCTACAACGCCACCTTCAGCATAACCAGTGTGGCCTTTTCGCATTGCTTCTACTGTCGCAACACCACCAGCGAGGGCAACATCACGCTGAGACCAAACAACTTCACCTTTATGTACTATCCCTGCAGGTTGATACTTGCCACCCGCGCCAGTATAACCACCAGAAGAGAAGCCTGTGGCTTTTCCGTCTACAACCCCGCCGTCAGCATAACCTCCGAACAGGCTACCGACTAAACCCGCAACAGCTTTTTGTATCGCTATTTTTGCGATATCCGCCAATATTGATTTAGCCAGCCCGGCAAAATCTGCTTTACCAGTAGTCACAAAATCGGTAAGCGCGTCTGTCATTCCGCCAAATGCACCATCCATTAATGTTTTAGTTTGTCCAGCCATGTCGGCTGCTGCATCAATGTAGTTTTGCATTGATGAACGGGCGCCATTAGTCCAGTCGGCCTGTTTGGCATCGAGTGCTGAATAGTATTCATCTTGGACAGCCAATCGCGCCGAAAGGTTATTTTCCAGCATAGCCAGCTGTTGCTGATATTCTTCGTCGGTAGTTCTGCCAGCGATGTTATCTGATAACGCCTTACCTTGAGCTCGTTCAACATCATGCTCAATCCCTTGGCGATCACCTAGACGCTGCTGTGCTTTGTCGCCAAGACCAAAGGTGGCGAGTTTATCAGCGTTGCGCTGTTGTTCTGCGGCGAGGTTAGCCGTGAGATTGGCACTGTAGCTTTGCAGGCGGATTGATTCATTGCGCTTTTGAATTTCGTCATCGAGAGCAACGTTTTTTTCGAGTTGGGCACGGATTACTGATTGTTCTGCCAACAAACTTTTCTGTTGGGCGGTTAGCACATCTTTATTTTTAATATCTGCAACTTGCTGTTCAAATTTAACTAATTCTTTTTGCGACTGAGTGAGTTTGATATTTGACTCTAGCTGACCTTGCAAGCCTGCTTGAGTTTCGCGTAAACGCATGAGGTACGTGGTAGCAGCATCGTCCGCAAAGGCTTTGGTCGTTTTAGCGGTGTCTTTAAACTTTTCTTCTATCGATGCCAGGTCACGTTTGATTTTTTCAGGATCAAGCAAGGCGCTATTAGCATCACCTTTTCGCACCTTTTCGATATTGTCGTTATATTCTTTTATTGCTTTAGTGCGCTTTTGCTCATTAGTGAGGGTTTCATTGGTGACTTTAGCAATCGCACGTTGAGCCTCAATGGACTCCTTAGTTAACTTGGCTCGTTCAGCTTGGCTTGCGGCTATTTTTTCAGCTGATTGTATTTGCTTAACTAGCTCATTACCTTCTGCTTGCAATTTTGCAAGTAGGTTTTCGCGGCGAGTGGCTTCACCGCGGGATCCTTTACCAAGTGATATAAGCTCATTTATTTCTTTAGAATTTGCAGCTAGCTTTTCCTTAAGCGTATCCATTCTGCCAACATTAAGAATCTGATCCCAAGATATAGACGCTCCAGTTTTAAGAGCTTTCCACGCTTTTTCAATGCTTCCTAAATTACTGGTGATTTCTGTTGTTCTGTCATTGATTGCATCACTGTATGTCTTAAATGCCAGGTCCGCTGCTTCTGTTGATTTACCTGATTCTTTAAGCGATACGATCTGTTCATAAACCGCGGCAGTTAGGAAGTTATATTTTTTATTAAGTTCTTCGACAGCCTTTACTGGATCATCGGCTAATTTGGCAAACTCAGCGACAGTATCAGCAACGGCCTTTCCCGTTACATTCTCCATTTGCACGGCAGCTAAACCGACCAACTCTATTTGATTGGCTGTAAATTTACCGGAGCTAGCCACTTCCGCTAATGCAGCAGCAGCTTGTCGCTGACTACCGCTAATACCATCGATACGTTTGGCGGCATCCATTAGTTGATCGGAGGTTGTGCCAGCTGAATTACCAGTAAGAATAAGCGCATTACGAAGTCGATCAGCTTCGATACTTCCTTGATAATAAGCAAGGGTTAATACCGCTACTGCAGCTGCACCAATAGTGAATGGGTTTACCATGCCGGCAACGTAACTTCCCATGGCTTTGGCGGCTGGACCTATCCCGCCAAACATATCTTTTAACTGGCCACCTTGTTGCAAAAATACTGTTAATGGATTTTGTCCACCTTGAAGCGATACGGCAATGTCGGTAAATTGTGCTGGTAAGCCACGCGTTGCAAATGCCATTTGCTTGGCAGATAGGCCTGCTTTATTGAACTGGATATCTGTTTTATTAAGCTGAGCACCTGTTCTACCTAGCTCACTCCGCATTTGTGAAAGTCGTTTTGAATATTGATCATATTCACTTCCGGCTAATGTTCCTGCTTCTCGATGTTTTTGAAGCTGTCGCTCCATTTTATCTAGCTTGGCGTATTCTGCGACAAGTGGATCTATCTGCCCCATTAATCGGACTAAATCATTTTTCTGCTTTGCCGCTGCTCTAGAAACTTTATCTAGTGACCGCTCAGCTTTATCCATTCCAGCATTGAAGCTGCCTGTTTCAGCGATCATATTTAGCGTTAGCGTACTTAACGACCGATTAGACATTAACTTGCTCCGAGATTGATATTAAGCCATCCGTGGCGTTATTTTTTGATTGCACTGGCTTGAAGCATGACGAGTACATCATCAATGCTGGCTTCTTGAGGTTGTTGGTCTTCTACTTGGCTGAATAGCATGAACATAGATAGCTCGGCTTTACCGCCATATATGGTGTTCATGTGATGCATTTGAGCTGCCGAGATGCGTTCTTGGCGTAATTGAACACTTAAAGGACCATACTTTTCGCGATACGCCATCCAGTAGACAACTTCTTTGTGGGTTAGGTTTTGCTTGGCATGTTCAACGGTTCTTCCACCAACGCCGGCGAGGACGAGCTCGTGCCAGAATTCGTCGTCGGCGGTAAGGATTTTGGGTCAGGTTTGAGCCCTATCCCATTCACTTCATTTATGGCGCCAATCAATGCCATACCGAGCGAGTCACAAATTGGTCCGTGAGCAGCATTACCCATAATGTCGTCAACACTAAATAATGGCGTGCCCTCTTCATCAACAATGCTTGAAACAATGCGTGAAGTAAGCGAATCAACACCAGTGTTGTAGTGATTAGCTTCTATATTTGCAGTAGAAAATGATTTTTTACGTACAAAAATAACGGCGCTGACAGTTTCGCCTTTATCGTTAAACCACGATATTTCTCGTTGTTCAGGATTAACAGGAGAAAATGAGCCAGATTGGATTAGGCTAGCAACACTTAATTTCATAGTATTTCCTTGGTGTATAAAAATGCCCAAAGGGTAACCAATGGGCTATCTAGCATAAGCTTATGTTTTAGGTACCAAGATTGGGTCACCGGAAACTTGAATGCCTACCGTTGATTTAACAACGTCGTTTTGTGTAAAGCCAAATGGGTAAGCAGTCATAAAGCCTTCGAACGTTATCCATGTTCTGGTTGGTGGTAATACAAAATCATCGGTTAAGAATGTTGGCGGCGTACCGACTGCATCAGACCAACCAAGTGCCCATTTAAGTGTGGTACCCGCTGTTTTTAATTGGTGCAAACGTAAGTGGCTAGGGTTTTTTGGATCAACGTTAATACCAAACGTTGCCGCACCTGGCGATTTGAGGCCTGATACAAACTCACGCGCCAACGCTTCTAATGGGGTGGTTTCGATTGAATCAACGGCACTATCAATACCGTCGATACTCGTGACGGCAGTAATGACTAAAACGGAATCATCTTCCGGATCGATTGCATAGAGCTGGGTGCCCTGTGTTTTCATACTCATGTGTTTTGCTCCTAACAATAAACCTTGCGGCAGATACAAAAAAGCCTCTGCGGTTGCAGAGGCTTGGGGTAAATAAAGAGTTAATTTTATTAACGGCTAACTATCCAGTCCACATCAAAACTATGGCGATAATGGCCAGTTTGTTCGTCTCGACTATCACCGTTAAAGTTTGTCGTGTAAGCATCTAATTCAATGGCTGTTCGTATTGCGTCACCCACATTTGATGCTGATGAACCTGACTCGGCATATACATCGACTTGCAAACTGAACGTGTCCGTATCTGGTCTTCCTGATACGTAGTTTTCAGGACTACCGCCAATGACTTGCCAAACCGCATAAGGTTTGACCACATTTTGTGGCGCTTGTCCAAATGGATACAGCCGAGTAGGATTTGTACCTAACAATTGCGTGACAGCTACACTTGCGGCGCAAACTGAAAATATGGGCACTAGACTCATGACAATGCCTTATCAAGTTCTTTGTTGAACTCGTTGATAAACTTATCTGTTACTTGGTTAACGTTGTTAGCTAGAGCGGGGCGCATAAATGGTTGAGCAGCAGCTCGTTCGGTACCGAGTTCAACTAAGTGCCAGTGCGGAGTATTACCTTTAGCACCTTGGTCAGTATTTGGAGTAGGAATACGGCCGCGATTAGTGGCGACACCAACACGATACATAATTACCCCTTTTTGACGATAAAGTTTGCTGGCAAACTGCAAGGTGACGTTATCACGGATACGTCGACCCGTTTTGGGGTCATCAACTGCGAGTGCGTTTTGTTGAGCCGCTTTTTTTACTATGCCAGCCGCTTTGCGTAATGCAGTGCGGGTGCCAGTATCATTAACGGTTTGGCTGACCTTATTCATTTTTGCTTTGACGTTTTTTACGCCAAGCAAACTAAACTCAAACGATGCTGACATATTAATAACCTTAGTTCACACCATCTTTGCAACGAAGTCGCCACTCTTGACGCCCTGTTATATCGGTTTCAACTGAATGGATGTCATACACCCTGCCATCCCACAATATGCGGCACTGATAAAATAGGCTGATATCGACTGGAAACCAGCGGATGTTAATTCTTGCAGTTGTTTCGGATTGCTTGGCATCGGCAGCAATAAATTCACGACCAGCACCGGTTAACACTTCAGCTGGCACGTTATTGAGTGGCTTTAGGCCAAGATAAAGCGTTTGCCATCCTGCAATTTCTTCGCCTGTTTGCGGATCTTGTGTTTTTTCATTTTCAGGCTGCTGTATATGAATCCGATGGCGTAATCGATGAGATAACATTAAATACCCCAGCCTATTCGATATGGCGTTAATTTTATTTCAGCAGCAAGACGTAATTTTGGCACATCATCTGGAGCAGCTTGATAGTTTGCTTGTAGCAATATCATCACTCCCATTGTCACGCTGGGTGGCAGCTTGCCAGTTGCTTCAACAACCAAAATAGACAGGGATTCCCTTCCCAAGAATTGGCAGGCTTCATCTTCAGCGGCATCGAGCAAAAGTTGTAGCTTGTCATCATCTTCATCATGAATGACATCGAGGTACGGCTTTGCTTGGATTAATGTTATAAGGCCCACTGATGACTCCTACTCACTATTTTTTATGCTTTAGTCTTTTTGCTGGTATCAGCTTTAGCCTTTAATGCTGCTTCTTCAGCCTTAGCCTTTAAAGCAGCTTCATCGTCTGGGGCATGATCTACCATTCCAAGCGCTTTTAGTTCATTGAAGTTGTGCTGTTCAACCTCAAATGGTTTTGATTGTTTTGTTTTCACTTCTTTTACGAAATAAAACGATTTAAGTGCAATAGCCATAACAATAGCCATGGGAGTTCTCCTATAAAAAACAATAAAGGCTGAACATTGTCAGCCTTTAATTGATTTACTTATCAGTTAAGTGATTTGATTACTTTGGGCATATTCACTTATACGAAGGTAAAGTCACCCGTTACAAATGCTTCTGGACGATATACCGCTAACGCTAATCGCTCTTCTGCACGAATACTGACCATATTGTTTTCAAAGTCTTTGTCGTTCTCGGTTGAGATTAAGACTTCAATATCCATGCGGTCATAAATTTGTGCACCCATTTGAAATGCACCCACTAAGAACTCGTTTTGAACAATAGACTGAGTTTCAACCACTGGACGGTTCCAAAGCGTTGGTGAGGTTTGGCCTTGTGGCTTGCCGATTAAGTAATTTTTATTACTGTCTTTAAGCATTTCAATAACAGCCCAATCAATTGGGTTGAGCACAATACCGTCTGCCGCATACTCAGCTAATGCTGCTTGCAGTAATGCAAGACGAATACGGTCAATATGCTGCTCAGTATCGACGTTTGCACCAGTTGGCTTAACGTAAGTACTAGCCTGCGGGATAATGCCGTGTAAGTTTGCACCGGTGTTATTGCCATAAAGTAGTTGTAACTCTTCTTTAAGCATTAACCCGTATTTTGCACGAGCATTGATAAAGCTTTGTAATTGTTTTGCATCGTCTAATATTTGACGACTGCCTTTAAACATATGAGCAATAGTGCGAACGGCATTGTTAACTAAACCAAAAGTGATGTCTGAATAGGGTTTACCGGTGTTTTCTGCTACGGGCGCAGCATTGTTAGTAAAGCCTGTTTCTTTGACGTATTCAACGCTGTTACTTTCTGTTTCACCTGGTGCAATTAAGTCACGAATAGTTAAGCGGCGCTCTGGGCCAGCCACAATACCAGCCATACGATCTGGTCGAACTAATGCGCCACCTGAACCACCTGCAGAGGTAATAGCAGAACGTGGCATACCAACACGACGACTACCACGGAATGAGCTATTAACACCTTCCATCTCTTTGTCATTAGCTACCCGCTCGCCAATTGACATTTCGTGCTCTTCTTCGCGACTTTCAGGACCTTTTAACAGTTTTTGTTCTGCTTCTTGTAAGCGAGATTGTAAGGCCCCTTGCTCTAACAGCAGCTTATCGACTTTATCACGCGTTTCAGCATGCATTTCACCAGAAGCCTTGATCTGCTTGTTGGTTTCTTCTGCTGCTGATTTAATTTGATCACCAATCTTGGTCAGATTAGTCCCTAGTTCTTCAACTTGTTTTTCAAAATTTGGGTTTGGCATTGTCGCCTCCAGTTATTTAATTAAGATAGTTTTTGACGCGCTAATTAACGCGCTTAGATCAGGGGCGACAGCGTTTTGCGTATCGGACACACCAGCACCTGGCTTGATGCCGCCAACAGCGCTCGGCGTGCTGGACTTTAAATCTTGTAATAGTTGGCGGCGCTCACTGCGCGGAACGCCTGCTTTTGCCATGGCCGCATCCACTTTACGGAGCGAGTTTGCATTGGCGTTGTCGGTAGACTCGCCAATTTCATCGGCAGATAACGTGTCTGATGCAAAACCTAACTCGACGGCTTTTTTGCCACGAATAAAGGTTTCTTCATCCATCATTTTGGTAATGGCTTTTTCGCTCTGGTCACTACCGTCTACATATAAATCGACCATGGCAGCGTCAAACTCCTCCATATCATCAGCAACGTTTCTTAATGCATGGCGGTTACCGACTGTGTACACCCAACAGTTGTGGATCATCAGGAAAGCTGAGCTTGCAATAAAACGCGCATCATCAGCTCCAGCCATATAAATAACGGATGCAGCAGAAGCCGCCAGACCGAGCACTTTGGTAGTGACTTTGCCTTTGTGCTCAAGAAAGCGATTGTAAATAGCAATACCTTCAAACATATCGCCGCCAGGTGAATTGATATAAACAGTGACATCGTTATCGTTGCCAATACTGCGCAATGCGGCATCGATACGCTTTAACGTGACACCATCACCGTACCAGTCTTCGCCAATGATGCCGTAAACAGTAATAGTCGATTCCGTGTTTTCAACAGCGGCTTGAATGGCTGGGTTCCACAGTTCTTGCGCACGCGGAGATATATCGCAGCGCACTCCGCTCTGCGTAAAACTTTTTGGAAATGGCATGGTTTACTCCTGCTTGTCTTTGTCTTGGTTAAGCCAGTTCATTAACGCAGATTTCGCTTTGTCTGATTCTGATTGGCTACCTAGCTGATCGATTGGTGATAAGTTTGTTTGAACGGTTAGCACATCGGCATTACCACCACGACGCGGTAAGTTTTCTTTAACACGACAATCATCACGGGTGTAAATGCCGTTTTGGGTCATTTTGCTGTAGAACTCAGCACGCGATCCGCTATCACCACGAAGCAATGCTTCAAGGTTATATTGGGCGTATTGGTTTTGGCGCTGTGCAGGGGTGAGCAAGTTGATGTAAATTGATTGCTCTATGCGACGTATCCACGACGATAGTGTCAGGGTAACAAAGCCGATCATCTTTTGTTCTAAGCCTGTGCCCCAGTTACTGTCTTTACCCCCAACGCCAATCAATGATGGATCAACTAAAAACCAGCGGCAGATTTCTTCCACACTATGATTTCGTGATTCAAGTAATTGAGCATCAATAGGGTTTATGCCGATGAGTTCAGGCTTTACTCCTTGTTCCAATATGGGAGATTTTCCCGCGTTCATGGCACCAGTGATGGTTTTGACATATTCACGAAATTCGTCACGCTGTTCTTTTTTTAGAATTCGGTCTACAGAGAATGCGACTGTCTTGGTCATGCCATTTTTAAAGGTATTAGCACTAACATCTTCAGCAGACATTGCACCACCAAATACATTGGCCCCATATGAAATAGTTGATAACCCCATTAAGCCATCTAGTGAGAATGCAGGGATATGCATCATATTTTGCTTAAGAATTTGTCGTTTTCTACCTTTGCGGGGCGTATACCAGTAGATCAAACTGCCGTTATCGGCTAAATCAACATCCATTCTGTTCGGCATTAAAAAATCGAGCGCAATAATGTCGCTACCTGAACGATGTATTTCGATAAAGGCATTACCTTTCAATAGCAGTGACGCTAAAACTGCTTCCCAAAACTGCATTGATGTCATGTCAGCATTAGGGCGATGGCTTAGCACATTAGATAAACTGCTCTGGACTTGGACCCGCCCACCGTCTTTTTGGCGTTCGTACAAACCGAGCGGCAACATGGCAACGGTTTCAGAGATACGTCTAACGCATGCCCACACAGCAGCAAGCTGCATTGCGGTATTAACATTAACTGTTTTACCGCTTTTTGATGTGGCCATTAACTGTGACCAAAAGTCACCATCTGTTAGGCGCAATGTTGTTCCCATAAAGCCGCCTATTGATGCAAATGGCTGGTTCGCGGCCTTGGCTATAATACTTGTTAGTGAATTTGATGGTTTCACGCTGTCATTCCTTTACGTAAAAATGAAGCGCCAGCAAATGAAAATACCGAGGCCGCAACTAACGACCAGCCAAGGCCGAATAATATGTAAGCGCCAGCAACGGCCAGTAATGAACCTGAAAGCGCTAATAAAATGAATAGTGCGAGTGGTAAGGTCATTAGTAAATTGGGTCCCGTATTGCTTCTAACCAATCTTCATCGTCATCAATGCCTTCAGACTCTAAGGCTGTTCCCACTGCCATTGCTGCAGCAACCACACCATCGATGCGACCTGTTGATTTTTTCTTGGTGAATATTCGATTGTCTTTGGCATCCGCTTCAAGCACTGCGCTTGCTGCATTCCACCTAAGACAAGGATTGATTTTTATTTTGATTTCTTTATCGGTGATCAGCTTTTCAAATAGTTCGATTGACCGCGGCATCCAAAGGTTTGATTCAGATGCTTTGTAGTAACCTTGCCCGTGTTTAACCAGTGGAATATAGACGTTTGCTTCAACCAATACAGGCTCGAGGTAATTAATGCGATATTGGTCGAAACCAATGCATTTAATGTCGAACTGTGCGGATAAATCGGCTATTCGCTCAGCAACAAAGCTGTAATCTACTGCATGACCCGGTGGCGCATGGATAAAACCTTGTTTTTCCCATAATGAATACGGCACATTGTCGGTGCGTTCGCGGTCTAAAAGCGTATCTTTTGGTGTCCAAAACTCTACTAACAAGGTTTTAACCCGTGGAAAGTAAAGCCCTAGTGCGGTTAAATCCCTGGTACCCGATAAATCTAAGCCGCCGTAACACTCTTCACCGGCGAGTTCGTTAATATCGATGTCATCTTCGCAGTCTGTCCACGTATCTGACGATAACCAAGGTGATGCAGAATCAACCCACTGACAAAAGTTAAGCCGGCGAACAATACTTTCTTTGGCTGGCATGCCTTTAGCTTGAGTAACTTGCTCTCTCAAGTATTTATGATTGAATGTATGCCCAAGTGATGGGTTAGCCTTTGGCCAACAGCTCTCATCATTTATGGGGTCGTCGCCTTCATCTAACGAGCAGATAAAAGCAAAGAAGGAATCATCTTCTTTGGTACCAGCACAAATTGATTTACCGTATTCATGATATGAGTAACAAACGCTGGTACGGTCATGGCCTGAGTTGGTGATCATGAAGATCAACGCTTGTTTGCGGCCTTTGGTACCGGCTCGCATCATTTCTACAACGTTGTTGTTTTTGTGTTCGTGCACTTCGTCAATCAGGGCCATGTGTGGCCGCGGACCAGATTGACCGTTATCTGAACTAATCGGTCTAAAAAAAGAGTTTTTAGCGATATACGCTAGGTTCCAAACACTTTGCCCTGTACCTGACTTTTTAAGTCTTGAGCTTAATTGAGGCGATTGATTGACCATTGAAACCGCATCGCGGAACAAAATCATAGCTTGGTCTTTTTTGGTCGCAGCGGCATAAACCTCTGCTGACGCCTCTTTATCAGCGACTAACCCATACAGCCCAATACCCGCTGCAAGTGGAGATTTACCGGAGCCTTTACCACTTTCGACATAACACATACGAAAACGACGCGTGTGATCTTCAGCTTTCCACCCAAACAATGAACCAACGATAAATGCTTGCCAGTCGAGCAGCTGAAACGGTTTCCCTTCGTGATCACCACCACTTAATCGTAATACTTTTGGGAAGAATGATATCGCACGATTTGCTGCTTCTAAGTCAAAATAAAGACCACGTTCGTGGCCTGTTTCTAAATCTTTTAGGTGCCGTTTGCAGGCGTTGCGAATGTCTGGTCCCGCTAAAAACTCACCTGATACCACTTCCTTTGCCCAGCGTGTAACATGGTCTTGATGTTTATCCGAAGAACTCGTCGATTTCCTCTTTTTCCTTACTACCATCAGTTACCTGTACTTTGCTTCTTGCGGAAGGGGTTAATCCAAATTCAACGAGATAGCCTTTAAAGCGCCGATCGGCATCTGCTAGCATTTGTACTGCAGGATTCGCTTTCATTAACATTTGCTCGACTTGGGTAAACTCTTTAGTTTCTTCATCGACGTTTTCACCAATGATTTTTACGCTTTGATATGTTCTGCCGTTTTTCTTGATTTCATCCCTTAATTCAAGAATTTCGGCGTAGACATCACATAAACGCTCAAGTGCCATACCATCGGCTAAGGTAAGAACGCCCATATCTTTAAGTAGTTTGGTCAGCTTTTTCCAAGCTGCTTTTGCGCGTGGGCTTAAATGAGATGGCATTCTAGGAATACCAGGCGCTAATTTGGGCTCTTTTTTATTAAGTGCACGTTTGCCCGGGTTACCAGTGACTAGCTTGAGCGCGGTGGGTGTAGCTTTTCTGCCAGCCGCCACTTTAACCTCGCTTATTTATTCCAATGATGATTAGGATCTGTTGGTTTGCCGTTTTCATCAGCGCCAAGCCTAATGCCTCGGTTCTCCATTATTTTCTTAGTGCTATCATGACAAGGTTTACAAAGGGGTTGCCAGTTATCGGTATCCCAAAACAGGGCTTGATTGCCTTGATGCGGTTTAATATGGTCAACAACGGATGCCGCTACAATTTTGTTTTCCTGTTCACAGAAACAACAAAGTGGATTGCGCTTTAAAAATGTTTCTCTGGCCTTCTGCCATTTGCCACCATATCCACGCTCTGCCGTTTTACGTTTGTCATCACGCCAGCTAATGTCTTTACTCATAGTTCATCTGGTTGATCTAAATAGTTTGGTGTTGCTGCTTGTTCAGAATCAGCAGCCATAAGTTGATCCATAATATCTAGATTACTATTAACCAATTGGCTAATAGCCGTTGTTTGCTGATTAAGCGCTTCAGTTTGGGCTTTCAACGCATCTATCAAGGCATCTATTTTACTCATCACTACACCCTGATTTAGATGTGACTTTTAACGCTGCCATTCTAGCTTTATGATATTCAAGATCGCGTATCTCTGATGACTGAGTTCGGCGGTATTGAACAATAAAGAGGGCTATTGTTGATGCAATACCGAGCAATAGCGCAATATTACTTAACGATAAGAAACCGCCTATCGCAGTCGAAATAGAAGCAATATAGCTCCCAGTTTGAACAGTTTTATCCATAATTGGCGTCGTCATAGTTTTGTTAATCATATTTTCGCCTCCGATCACTCGGTAGACAGCTTTGATTTCTGATCACGGATCCAGTTATCTAACGTGACCCAATCAAGGTCACAGAGTGATATAACTTCAATTAGTGAGTTGGTGTAATTAGAAAGTTCTTGGTTTGTTTGGCTGGAGTACTCCGGAACCAAACATTTGCTTATCAGTTCCGCTGGAGGGAACACATAGACTGTCTTTGTTACGGTAACGGTTCGCACATTTGGCGGAATGCTCGAGCACCCGACTAATATCATTTGGGATATTAGCAGCACCCCAAGAAATCGTTTTTTCATCAGTTATCCCGTCAAAAATCTGTAGCAGCTTTTTATTGCTGACGGCAAAATTCGTTTTTATTTCAGCTCGATTTAACTCGCGCTCGCTAAATGTCTTAGCCAGCAATATCAAACTTTCTCGCAACTTAATCTTATCTAATTCAGCGACTTCCAACTCATTTGTGATAGAAGTCAAATCCCTTTCTAAGTATTCCCGGTTTTGCTCTGAAGTAGCAAGATCGCTCTTTAGTAGTGCTATTTGCCCCTGATTTACTTTAAAAAGCGCCATTAAACCGATGGTTAAGATAATCAGTAAACTGATAACTAACGTAATGATTTTATTCTTTAATGTGCTGAACATTTAGGTGATTCCCTCGCTCCAGAAAAAAAGGTCTCATTTCGCGGTTCTGTATAAACATGGGAGCGAACGGTCAGGGAACTGACGTGCCACAGGTTTCGACCCGCCCTACCCCTTACCATAATGCCGCAACGGGTTCACATGGATTGATTTCATGGATTTTATTCAATGATTTGACTGCCGACATCAAGATTTAAAACTCTTCTGTAATCGATTGCTATTGCGTTGAGTTGGATGTTGATCGGGTAATAGCTATCTTTGTGAATCAATGCATCGTTGATGTCGGTCTTGTGCTCGAGTCCAAACGCCATAACATCTTTTGTTCCCTGGCGTTGAGCAGTCATACCCAGCGACGGTTCGATACTGAGGCAGCAATAAAGCATCACATGCCTGGACATATTCACCATCGTATAAATGAGTTCGCATGGGTGATGCTATCCATCGGCCAATACCATATTGATACACCCAATCGATATACAGATCATATTCAGCCTGAGTGAGCTCAACACCAGATAAGCTCTTACGAAATCGTTGTTCATCAGCTGATATATGAGACTGAGCAGTCTGCAATCCTTTAATTGGTGTAATGGTTTCACCCAACTTAACTTGGTTACCATTAGGATGGTAAGTCGAACCGAAGCCGACAGTGGGTCGATCACCTTGAACGGGAACGGTTGCAGTCGGAGAGAAACCTTCTGACACAATAAGAGTAATGAATGCAGCGGCTGAAAGACTAAGCCCAGCTACTCCTATTCTGTTGCGCATGCTCATTATTTACCAATCCTTGGTGTTCCAGATGGGCCAGCATCTGGACACTTTGCTGCCATTAGCTTGAAGCTAGTCCGCTGTAACCGCTCTGCATTAGATAGATGCAAAACAATTGCACGATTATGATCCTTTACTAACTCAGCTAACTCGCTCGTGTCATTAGCTACACGCGCAGTCTTCTCTTCGACTTCAAGCTGTAATTGCTTCAACAGTTCTTCAAGCTTGAACCCCTGAGGATTATCAACACTCATTAGGACTTTATTCATTTTTATCACCCAAAACAAAAAGCCCCAGCAGATGCTGAGGCTTGAAAGTATTTAGTAGTTAATCGCTGATTGATTCATTAACGGGGCGCGAACCCGAACTGCGTCATGTCGTTATCTAATAAAGAAAGAGCGACTTCTTTTCGCTGACTGCGTTGACTGGTGAACGGTAGAAAGCAAAAAACCACCGATAAGTGGTGGTTTGATATAAGCATAGTTTTCACAGCTTGGGAAAATCATAGACGAAATTAAAAAAGTATTCAACTTATATTATTTAATATCTTTAAATAATCACCCTCCAATTTCTCACGTTCTTCTTCATCGAAGTGAGTCATCTTGGTATTGGGAGTATGACTATCATATATATGAAACCTCCAGTGCCATTCGCTTCCTTTATCACAAAACACCGTTTTACTTGTTGATGAGAATTGATTTGCTGTTATATCAATGTCGTAACCTAAAGCCTTCAACCATACGTGTCGCTGCTCTTTCTTATGCCGGTTGTACCCATGCACCATTAAAATGTTATCAATGTTTAATTCTTCAACTAGATACTTTGCAAGTAGATATGATGTAAATTCACAACAGTTAACGGGAAATCTTTCAAATAAAGTGAATGAATACTGGCACGGTTCAACTTTCAAAAATGCTTTTCTGAACTGTTTTACGTACGAATATATTTCCATAGAACATTAGCTTCATTCAGGTAAAAAGTGCTTTAGTGGATAATTATTATTAGTTTTTAAATTATAATTACTTAAAGCTATCGCCTTACCAACAGGAGTCAATTTCATAGTAGAAACCTGCTTAACTTTACAAAAGGCTTCGAGATCTTCAAATCTTCTAATATTCGCTGATAGATACGAAAAAACCTCTACACTACTCATCAAACTTTTATCAAATAAATGAGGATAATATCTCAAAAAAAGGTTACCTAGATTAGTTAATACTGAAGTTTCACTAAACCGTAAACAACCAGTGTATTCTAGATATTGTAAGGAACTTGAATTCATACCCCAAGAAGAGTTTTCCGGTAAAAATAAAGAAATCATATTAGAAAAATAATTATAGAGCTGATTAATGCTATTAAAAGATAAGCTTACATCTTGCAGGACAAAGTTCATTGTTATTGCATCAATTTGCTGTTGAGTCATTTTACTGACAACAGTGATTGATTCGTCCAAAACTATTTGATGAATTGATCTTTCCGTGAGACTAGAGCGGTCAACCAATATTTTTACTAAAATATTCTCTAAGCTGTCGTCTCCAGATTTAGCATACTGCTGTTGCGCTTCATATAATGAAGCTTGCATAGAAGGGGATTTTAAGTTTTCAGTTAAGCTATTAGCATTTTCTTTAAATTTATTTAAAAAATCATTTAAAAGCTCATTAGCTCTATCAAAAGCGACCTCATATGCATCCCCTCTTAACTTTATAAAGTTATCATTGAATACATTTTGAGCAGTCAATTTAGATAGTTCAATAATGCTTTCTAAGCTAGGTCCATGAATGTGCATTTCTTTTGCTTGGTAGTTTGTGCTCTCGCTACCGGCGATCATTTCTTGATTAGATCTATTTATCATTATCATCATCTCTAACAGAATGAGCAGCGCGATGCTCATTATTGATAATTATTGAGCTGCCAGATTGATACACAGTAGATTTATCACCTGTTACAACCTTTTGAGAGATCACGGGTTGAGCCTGAACTTTTCTTTTTTGATAGAAATGCCTCCATACCCCCCCCACAATCCACAGTCCAGCTCCAGAAAAAAGTGTGGTAAATATCAATTGATGTTCTGAAATAAATGCAATCATTTTTTACCTAAGAGTATGAACCATAGCTACATACTACCTTTATTTATACCTTAAACAATAATTGAAATTAGGAAGTTAGATTTTGAACCACATACTCATACGTGAGAGCTATTTATCAACTTAGCGTGTAGTGGAATAGGCCGAGTATCCATTAAAAAATGCTACAAACAATATTGTTCAAAATCGATAAAATATCTTCCTGTTTGGAAGATTCACAAAATAGCTAAAACTATATAAGTAACAGTAACTTTAATTGTTTAGAAAGAAATTGCCGTCTTGGCAGTGTCTTGGTTGAGTAATTGAGCTTAGTAAATTTTTCTATGAAAAGAGAGCCCTTTGGAGAGCTCTTTGTATTTAGGGTGAATCAATTTATTGATGTTCTCATTAGCCTTAAAAGTCTAGTGTTATCTTCCGAGTTCAAAAATGTTGTTTGACGTCCCAACTATTTTCTTATCACTTGTACTTTTAACTACTGATTTTGTTCTGAATTGTAACAAATTATCATTTGCCATAGAATCATCAAAAAAACCTTTGGGTAAGCAACACAAGCTCTCAACTAAACTAGCTGGCAGACCTAGCTGATCAAGTAAATCATTTTTATTTATTCCAGCGGCTATAAGCATATTAGCAGCCCTAGATAAAAGTCGAGGAGACTCGGGGATAAGCTGGTCATCATAAGGCTCCTTCAACCTCCAACCTTTCGAGGAAAGATTTTTATATAAGTTAGCTTTTTGGAGATCATTAATTAGATCAAGCTGGTGAGCTCTAAATATCATTGCTGCAATTGATACTTTCCAGCGAGGTTTCAGAGTTAGAAACGTCTCAAGTGTAGGTCTTCGAATATCTTTAGCAAATGATTCAGCTGGCATAAGTAATGAACCAGCAAATAAATCTGCTTGTCGCTCAATTTCTTTATGATTAGTACTATTAAGTGATTCAATTAATATGTTTTTATGCAGAATCATGTGACCTAATTCATGAGCTAAATCGAAACGACTACGAATAGCGTTCTGTTTATCAGAGGAAAGTAATATATATGCTCGATTGAAACCATGCTGCCAGTTAGACAAACCGTCAAGCTTGTCAAAGCCAATTTCACTACGAGCACAAACAATACCTGCACTTTCAACTGCAAGTGTTAAATCTTTTATTGGACCAGTTCCCAAGTTCATATTTACTCTAAAATCTTGAGCAATTAACTCAATATCTATATCAGAGAGGGAATTGAACTGTTTCGACGAATTTGGAAGGTTAATTGCTGGCCAATCAACATATTTTTGAAAAACATTAGAAAGCTCAATTAACCAATTTAGCTTTGTTTTAGTTGCAATTCTTCCTGTTTTTGTAGCAGAAGAAAGAGAACGATAAAAATATGGGGTATGATCTAATGTTGTTGATTCTCTCAAAAACCAATGTGTTGATTGCCCTAAAGAAGTCGCCAATGATTGGAGCTTATCCTCTTGAGGGTTTTGACTACCGTTTTCCCATTGAGTAACAGTCGCACCAGATACATTTACGAGAGTAGCCAGCGCAACCTTAGTTAAACCAAGCGCTTCTCTAGCTTGAGTTAATCTAAATGATTGAAATCCACCTACACCTGTTTTCATTATTTATTCACCATTACTAGTTTTATTTTCAAACTGTTCAAGAGCAACTTTAAGAGTTGGCCAAGCTAAGTCGCTCTCATACATTTCTTCAGAATTGTACATCTCTAACAGCTCATTAAAATGAAGCAGCGCATGGTAGTCTTTCCAGTTGGAAAATGGAACCGCTACAAAAATTTCTTGGGGAGAGCTCTGTTGTTCATCCTTAATTTTGGGGTGAACTATCATTACAACAATGTGTAGTTTTTGCTCCAACTCTAGTTGTTTAGAGTCAAAGAAATCAAGCTGTAAAGGTTCAAGTGCCTTATTTCCCATAGAGAGTAATTTTCTATGTGCTGCGTCACGAACTTTAGCACCTGAACTATTCACTTCTATGTGGGTCAATATGATGTTATTCGTCTCGATGGAAACGTAATGCTCACCTTTGGGGATTGTATAGTTTATTTGACCATTGACAGCAGTAAATGCCTCATCAATGAGATAGCGTCTCATTTGCGATCTGAGTCTTGGTTTCGGAGATAGCAGTAGGTTTTCTTCTAAAAAATTCTCAGTCACACCATATTTAATAAGTATTTGGGCTTCTAAATCTTGAAATATTTCCTTCTCAATATTACCCACAATATAGGAATAAAGTTTTTTTTGAAGATCGTCCATTGCATTTACCCTCGACACACACATTTAGTATAGCCGAATTATACATGTAAATCTTAAGTTATAAAGCTTTTACTTTTAGAAACACCACCGAACAGCTCATATTTTATACACTAAAGAGCTGTTCATCTAACAATCACCGAATATTAATGTCACATCAACAATCTTAACCCCTATCTTCTTAGCATAGTAATACTCAGCAGTTGCACCGGCTGATTTACGCCAACCTGGTAACATTACCATCTCATTGCATGCACGGATCATGGCATAGCATATATCCATGTACTGAGGTTCGGTTAATCCGGCGGGTAAACTAGCTGAATGCAATACTATGCGGTCATTTGATTGCAATAGCTCCGCAGCACTAAAGAACGCCTGCTTGTTGCTATTAATATTACCGCTAATAGGGCCTGCTATGTATGTCGCTATCATCTAGTGTTTGCTACCAAACAACGCATCCTTATAACACTTAAGCTCTGCAATCGATTCTCGAATATCAGCCAGCGCTTCATGCTTGTACTGCTTCATGCCTACCGCTTTCTTCTCCAGTTCAGGCGCCCATGCTCTTGCCGCTAATGCGATAGCA